AAACGGATAATGAAAATAGATGATACCAAATTAGAACGGTATTTGGGATATTATTTTGGGGATATTTTACTGGAATCAGACCCAAATACACCCAACGTAAAGTATTTGAGCGAGATTGAGCGGGTGATGTTGGCAAAATATCAGCGGGTATATGAATTGTTTGATATTGGGCGAACAGATTCGATGATTCGGCAATTTTTGACAAAAACGTATGACATTAAAGAGCGTCAGGCTTACGATTTGGTTCGTGAGGCTTACGTTCTCTACGGAATCACGGGTACGGCTGACAAAGAAGGCAAACGGCGAGCGGCGATTAATTATTACATGACGTTATCCCAAGTTGCCTTCAAAGACAAAATGTATGATTCAGCTATTCGAGCGAAGGAAAAGGCGGACAAATTGGAAGGGCTTTTTGATGATGACAATGAAGGCTTAGACCCCGAAGATTTCAAGAAACCCACGAAAGTGGTTTTCATAACGGATTTGAATGTTTTCAAGAAAGCTCAACAAGAACTCGAAGGCGATGATTGAAAGAAAAGTTTTTGCCAATATCAAGCAAATCAAGTTTCTGAGAAGTCGGGCAAAACGGAAAACCTTCCACGCTGGTCGGGGTTCAGCCAAAACGCACACGCTTGGCAACGTGGTTGGTTTGGCTTACGATGCGATGGCACGGGGAAAATACATTTTGGCTGGCTTGACGTATGTCCAGTTGGATTTGATTGTTTTGCCCGTTATCAAGGAATCGTTATTGTACATGGGGATTTTTGAATATTCCAAGAAAAACCCCTTTGGGCATTACGTGGTAGGGATTCGCCCTCCTGAACATTGGCTGAAACCCTACAAAGCCGTTGGTAGATTGGGTTATCAATATTGCATGAGTTTTATTAATGGTTTCACGGTTCAGTTTGTGAGCCAAGACAGAGCTGAAACCAGTCGGGGACTGAATACGGACGGGATTTTGGTGGATGAATCGGCGAAAATGTCAGCGGATTTTATTTCGAGGGTTCTCAGAAAAGGCTTACGGGGGAATTCTTACAAGCATTTTTCGAGTCATTATTTGTATCAAGCCCACTGCGATTTTTCTTCGGCATCGTGGACACAAGACGGAATGCACATCTACAAAACCGAGGAATTATGGATGGCAGAACAGGAAGAACGCAAATTATGGACGCAGGAAGAGCTCCTAAAAACACCGCCAAAATACTTGTTTTTGGAGGCTACTTGTCTGGACAATCCATTGGCAGGACAGTCATACATGGAGCGAGAACGGGCAGAATCCGACCCGCTTGAATTTGAGGTAGAAGTAATGAATCGGCGATTGACAAGATTGCCTAACGGGTTTTACTACGCCTTTTCGACTGCCAAACATTGCTACTGGGAGAAACAACGGTATGTTCACGATGACCAGACAGGGCTTACTTACCACTATCCAAATGACTACCGAGAGGATAAGGCCTTGGATATTACGCTGGATTTCAACGCTGATATATGTTGGCAATTAGTGGGGCAAGAAGTGGGTAATGAACTGAGGGTGCTTAATAGTAACTACGTCAAACCGACCATGTCCATTGAGACCAACTTAGTACGGCAAAACGCCACGTGGTTTTGCGATACCTACTCAACACAGGGCAAGAAAGAGGTGTTTGTGTACGGTGATAGGGGTGGGTTATCACGCAGTGCATCAACGGACAGGGACAACGCACCCTTCTTTGAACAGTACTGTGAGGTACTCGTGAGCAGGGGTTGGGCGGTGTTCAAACGATACGAGAACTACGCACGACACAAGGATAAGTACATACTCTTCAACATGATATTAGAGGAACGTTCGGAACGCATACCGAAGCTCCGCATCAACCAGAACCAAGGACACAACAACGTGCTCATCATCAGTATGCAATGCACAACGGTCAAACTAACCTCAGAGAAGTTTGAGAAAGACAAGTCCAGCGAAACCAAAAACAAACGCAACCGAGAATATGCCACCGACAGCTCCGACGCTTTGGACTATTGGTTATGGGTCAAATGTAAGAAGCACGCATCAGGTCAAACCTCTCAAAAAAATCAGTTGCACATCTATCGCCAAAAATAATATATTCCCATTTTGGCAATGGCAATTGCCACTTTCGACAAAGGGCGGGGTAGGACGGCTGTTAATTTTAACCATTTTAAAATGTTTTTTTGCCTTAAAATGCTGAAAACAAAGTAGTTAATATTTTTCGGACTGCAATAAGTATTGATTGTATTCCTAAAAGTTGTCCTGTTTGAATGAATTGTTAAGTTTTAGTTTTGGATTAATGAACGATTCAACAAAAATACCAGCATCTCAAATGTTTTCTGAGATGCTCCGAAGTGGAGCAGTCTTCTCGGTGAAATTCAGAAAGAAAAGCGATTATACGGTAAGCACAAAAAACAATATCGTCAGACTTGCCAAGTCTGGTGACAACCTTTTGAGTGCTCGCAAAAACTTAACTACTGAAGGGCGGTTGAAATGCTTCGACCCCCACAAGGGTCACGAGTTCGAGTTCTACGTCGATTTACTAACCGAATTCAATAACATGAAAATCAATTGGTATGCGTAACCTAATCAAAATATCACAAAACGTATATGCTTTACGGTTCCCAAATTCCCCCAATCAAGCATCAGCATTAGTAACGATTGGCAATACTACTACCGATGCAGCCTATTCGGGTTCGTCCGCAGGCTTTGGCTTTGGACTCAAAGGAACTTTTATTCCTCGTGGGCAAAAAGACACCTTACTTTTCGACTTCCATCGGTTAGTGACCGAATCACCCAACAAACTGCGACTAATCAAGACTCGTCGTGATTTTGTGATAGGTTTGGGCGTCTATACCTACAAAAAAGCCCTCGACCCACTTACGAAAAAGTCAATCGAAGAGGAAGTATTCAATCCTGCCTTCGATGCTTTTTCTGACAGAATCTCTTTTGAAGATGTCATTGCCCAAGCAGGTATTCAGCAATCTTTTGCCAATGACGTTTTTGTCAAGATGACCTTGGGACTTGACGGTAAGATTGAAAGTTATCAGGTAATTGACTGCTTCCAAATAAGAATCCGTCGCCCCTTTACTGGGGAAACCAAAATTATGGAGTACATCATCAATCCAAATTTTGGAACCACCCGTTATCGTTCCGCCGACAATGTCAATTATCCAGCATTTGAGGAAAAAGAACCCATCAAATTCCCCGTAGCCATTATTCATCTACGGGATAAATTGCCTGGACAAGAATTCTACCAAATTGCCGATTGGTGGGGAACTGCCGACTGGACAAAAGTTGCCAACAAAGTCCCCAAATTCCATGATAGCGGTTTAGACAACGGCTACAACATTAAGTACCACATCTCAATACCCGATAATTATTTTCAAAAGGAAGGATTGAATGAAGATGAGCAAGAAAAGCTAAAAGAAGACACCTTGAATGCCATGGGCGATTCTCTTTCGGGCATCGAAAACGTGGACAAAGTCCTCTACACTTTTCACGGGGTTGATGGGCAAGGGCGTGAAATGGGTGGCGTGAAAATCACACCGCTCGCCAACCCCATGAGCGACGATGCCTACACCGCCTTATTCCATACGGCAAATATTGCTCAGGCTTCTGGACACGGTGTTTTGCCAACCCTTGCGGGCATTGACACGGGCGGAAAATTGGGCGGTTCGGGGAAAGAATTAGAAGTAGCGGCTAATTATCAGCAAGGTTTTATGACCCATAACGACCGCCGTTTACTGCTAAAACTCGCCACCATCGCCAATAAAATTGAAGGCTTCGACCCCACGATAAAATTTGGTTTCAGAAATATTCAACTCTACACGCCCGATGTTACACCCGTAGCGGCTGGAGCAAATCCAAACTAAAATGACACTCATCAATAATATTGACCAACTCAAATTAGTGTTAGGGGGAATTCAAAAAACCATGAACTGGGCAACTTGGATGCCCTTTGTCAAACAAGCTCGTTACGCCTTCCTTGAAAAAGTGATTGGCGAAGACTTCTATGATGAACTTTCAGCCCTTGAAAACCCCAGCGGTTCAGCCTTGGGATTGATTGAACGCCTGAAAAATGCCGAAGGATATTATGCCTATGCCATTGCATTTCCTCAACTAATCATGGTAACGGGTGACATAGGCATTGCCGTTTCAACGCCCGACAAAACCCAGGCTATGGGTAAGTGGATGTACGTCAATACCATCAAACAATTGAGTTTGAA